TTCCGATCTAGAAAAATGAGTTATGATTGCAGATTGGTAGACCCAGTAACAAAAGAGCCGTTATACACGCCCAGCAAGCATGAAATTACTGGAGGAAATTACTGTATAGGCGGAACGAATGAAATGTGGCTTAATGTTACTTATAACTATTGTGGTCACTTTCGCAGAGTGATGCCGCCTAAGGGCCTCCGTGGCTTGGATGGAATGTTGGCAGCAGATAGTATTCCGGTTTTGGAAAAAGGTATCGCTCAGCTTGGCAATGATGTTGATGATAATTATTGGGAACCTACCGAAGGCAACGCAAAAAAAGCGTTATACGGTTTATTGGCATTAGCTAAATTGCGTCCCGATGGAGTTTGGGAGATTAGTTAGGAGGTAAATTATAATGGCTAAAAATTTGATACCAGAAATCTCAAAGCTGTTAGGAGTTGAGATGGAAGAAGCATTTAAAATTCGTTGCCCCGACTACGAGTTTTGCGAAAATGGCGTTTATGCTTTTTTTGAAAATGAAGGCCTTGTGAAGAAAAATGAACAAGGTGAGTTTGACAACAATAGCAGCATTGAATTTGAGGACCTTTGCCTAGGCAATTATGAGATTGTTAAGCTGCCGTGGGAGCCTACGGTAAAAGACAATTATTTTTACCCGTCAATTAGTCGCAATCGTATAATTGAAACACATTGGTATGGAGATACTGATGATTACGCATTAAAATCTCTGGGCGTAATATATCGTACTCGTGAGGATGCCGAGGCTCATTATGGAGAGGACTACGAGAAGCTAACAGGCAAGCCGTTGACTTCTGTTTAGTAGATAGCAAGTAGAGGTGAGAGCATGGAAACTAAAGATAAATTAGTTTGTCCGTATTGCGGAGAAACGCAATATGGACATGAGCCGGATGATATTAGTTCTGACTGTGTGTGGACTCAATGCGAATATTGCGAGAAGCATTTTTGGTATGATATTACTGTAACAAGAGAATATTATACTAATAAGCTTGATAAGGAGTAAATCATGGACGATAAAGTTGAGGTTATCCGCAAAGCCTACTATCCTTTGCAAAAAAGTTATGGTGTGGCAAGAGAAAACAGAAATAAGGCTCGTCTTAATGGTGATGCTCTTGCGCTTGAATACTATAAGGGCGAATGTGCTGCATATAGCGAAGCAATACTTACTTTAGATTCTATTATCTACAATTTACATTTGAATGATTTTGTATTCTCAACTAGGTGATAGGAGGTAAACCATGGACGATGAACAGCAAAAGAAGAAGTTAAATAATGCGATTAAAGTATTACGCAGCTTTTGCAAAAAGCAGACAGTTTGCGAAAGCTGCCCTGTAAATAAATCTACTGAGATGTGTGAGTTAATCCCTCAATTTTGGAAAGATATAAATTATTGTCTTCGTGACGTCACGAAGACAATAATTTTAGTATAGTTGTTTTCGTGATGTGTACTTGTGCAAAAAAATGCACATGTTGTGGATAACAACACGCAAAAAATGCGCGTTGATAGTGAGGTTTATATGAAAATTCTTGACCCTTGCTGTGGTAGCAAAATGATATATTACGACAAAAACTGTCCAATGGTTACGTTTGGTGACATAAGAGAGTCGGAAACCAATTTATGTGATGGTCGCTCTTTAAGCATTAAGCCTGATATGCTCGTTGACGTAACTAAACTAGATTTTAAAGACGAAGAATTTGACATTGTTGTTTTTGACCCACCTCATTTGATATATGCTGGCGATACAAGCTGGCTTAAACTAAAATATGGTAGTCTTGATAAGGCTGACTATAAAAATTGGCTTAAAAAAGCTTTTTGCGAGTGCTTTAGGGTTATAAAAAACGATGGCATAATGATTTTTTAAATGGAATGAAGAACAAATCCCGTTTAATGTCTGCATAGCACAAAGTCCTTACCGTCCACTGTTTGGCGACAAAAGAAGTAAAACTAGGTGGACTGTAATTATTAAAAATGAATTATTTAAGGTGCAATAGTGGTTGTTGCGTTTTTTGCAACAACAACGTTAGGAGGGTAGAACATGACAATTCAAGAGCTTTATGAATATGCTAAAGAAAATGGATTGTTGGACTATGAGATTGAAATCAACTATCGTGATGACGGTGGTTATTATTATGGCAGTGATTGTGAGTTGTGCCTTGAAAGAAATGAGGAGAAAAAAGTGTTAGTGTTGTAGGAGGGTAGAACATGAAATCAACAGGAAAATTTAGTTTTAGCTTTGATAATGAAAGTTTTGGCGATACATTCGACAGCATTGAAGAAGCTTTGCATGATGCCAAAATACAAGCGAGCTTTTTTGACGAACCTATTAAAACAGTATATATTGGCGAGATTTGGGAGTTTGAACCTATAGTGGATGCTGATAGCGTCATAGAAAGAATCCAAAACGATGCAGAGGATGAAGCTGGTGAATGCGTTGACGATTATTTGGAAGACGTCAGAATAGCAGATGAGCTAAAGCTTCAAGAAATGCTCACTGAAACCTTTAATAAATGGGCTAAGGAAACCGGTAACGAACCAAAATTCTTCACTGTGAAAGAAGTACAAGAGTATAGTTTGGACGGTGATAAAGATGAGATTGATTGATGCTTGTCAACTAATAGAAAACCTAAAAAATTATCTTATAGAGGACGCACAAAAAGGCGGTGTAATGATTGCCTGTGACTCGTTTGTACATGGGCTTGCTACAGCTTGTAAGCTTGCCGATACAGCTGATGTTATTGACCCGGAAAAGCATGGGCATTGGATTGATACAGGAAGGGCTGATTATTATTTAAACAAAGAGTATCGTTGTTCTTGTTGTGATGCGGTTGATTATATGCGTTCTAACTTCTGCCCTAATTATGGCGCAAAGATGGACAGTCAAGTATAAATCATGCATTGCGATACAGCATCATACCATGAGCGCTTAAAAGCAGGCGTTTGTGTTTATTGCGGTAAAAATAAGCCTAGCGTCGCTCCTGATGGCAGCTTGATGCGCAGCCGTGAAGAATGCAGAGACAAGAGCAACGAGTACAAAAGAAAATACCGCGCCAAGAAAAGAGGCGAACAGGCCGGCCGCGAAACGGATCCTGTGGAGTTATCCGTTAAAAAAGTCCGTTGTAAAGCCTGCCGAGTGCACATCAACGCGCTATATTATTACTGCCCGTGGTGCGGAGCTAAGCAATAATTTTAATAACATACCCCATTAACATACTTCGTAACATACTTTTTAACAGGCCCTAACAGGCCCTTTAATAGGCCCTAGGGCACATTAAAGGCACATTGGACACATTAAAAAAGAGGTGAGAAAATGGCAACAATCAAATGCGATAGCTGCAAACATGGTTATAAAGAAATCGTTTACATTTTGGGCCGTGGCGAGTGCTCTGTTAATTGCTGTAGAATCTCTGCTCATCTTTCATTCGATGGAACAAAAGAGATTTGTGAATCATGGGAACCTGCAACTAGCACAGATAACTATACTGAATGGTAGAGGTGCAAAATGAGACTAAGAAATATGGCCATTGCAAGAGATATATTACACAAGGAATTTGGAGAGCCGTTCTTTCCACGTTCGGTCGTAGATAAGGTTGATACCTTTTTGCTTGGCATAGAAATTGGCAAAAAGAACGCTGTAAAGCACGGGCATTGGATTATTGATGAGAACGAAAAAATTCCATGTTATCAAATCAAAACCTGTTCGCTTTGCGGTTGTAGAGTGAACGGAAAAAGCTTCAATTTTTGCCCTAGCTGCGGAGCCAAAATGGACGGTGAAGCATAATGTTCCTAGCGACTGATTTGATCAACAAAGATGATTTGTGGCACAAGTTCTTATTTTTGGCTGATGATATGAGCAAATCAGGGAGCGCCCGTGACGCTTATCGCCATTGCCTTAATATAATCAACACTTTCCCTGTGACACACAAATATTACGAAGCCCGTTGGGCTAGAAATGGCTTATATTTTGAGTGCACGAACTGCGAGCAGTTGAATGCTGAAGACTCTAAGTATTGCCCGCACTGCGGTGCGAAAATGCTTGGCATGGAAGAATAAGCTTGTTGGAATCATAAAATCTAACAAGCTTCCAACAAGAATTCCAACAAGATTCCAACAAGAGGTGATTTAATGATTAGTTTAAATTTCTCTATAGATATAAATCCGCAGGTTTTCTATATTTTCGTAGGTTTATTTGTTATTTATAAAATTGCTCAAGTTATTTGGCTACTAAAATTGAAAAACAAAATAAAATTGGAGATGTTTAAGGATGATTAACATTATCGGCAGCTTTGTGACCTTCATGGGCGCTATGATATTTGGCTGGATAGGCAACCTACCAATGACTATAGCCATGCTGGCTGGCGTGATTTATTTTAAGGAGTGATGTTATGACACAAGATGAAGTTTTAAAAACAATCCAAACAATAGACAGGGAATGTGATGAACATGATACATGCCACGAATGTCCCATTTGGTCAAACGAGCACAACGAATGTCTTATGGAATTGTTTTGTTATGGAGAAAATGGTAAATCAAAAATCAAGGACAGCGTAAATCAACCTGCCCACTATCTCAAAGGCGGTATGGAGTGCATTGATGTTATCAAGGCAGCTGTCTCCAATCTGCCACCCTATGAGGCTGTGTGCGTAGCCAACATCCTCAAATATGTATGGCGCTACCGTGACAAAGATGGCATTAAAGACTTGCGAAAAGCCAAACACTATCTGGAATGGCTTATTGAATCGTTTGAGGGGTGATATTTTGAACAAATATCAGCTAAAAGCCCTACTGAAATCAGCGTGGGCGCTGGAAGAAAACATCAAAACGGCTGAAGAGCGTATTGCTGTGGCTAGGGCTAAGGCTGAGAGAGACACACCACACTATGGCCCTCAGGCCGGCGGAGGTGGAGACGGCAAGCGCTTGGAGAACGATGTGCTCAACCTTGTCGAGATCGAGAAACCAATATTGGAAATGAAATCGCGTTACGATGAAGCTCTTCAGAATGTTATTCAATGTATTGAACTGCTTCCGCCGTCTCCAATGCAGGTGGTGCTTTACAAGCGTTATATCAATTATCATCCATGGGAGAAGATTGCCACGGAGTTGCATTACAGCTGGCAGCACGTGCATCGGCTTCACGCTAAGGCTTTGGATGCACTTCTGCAAAGGATAAACCGCAAAAGCAACACAAACCCTTCGAAGGAACAACAAAGTCTGTTCTCTGAGGATTTCAAAAAATAAACATGTGATAGAATGCGAGTGTTTCCTGTGATATAATGTAAGCTGTAATAAACTAAATACAAAGCCATCGGGCGCTGCGATGCTAAGCATCCAGTAAGCTTGGTGGCTTTTATTATTATTGATACAACAGCAGCGTCACAATTCTTCACTTACCACCTTGCTTCCTTCCTCTCTCAGGGTTGTGTGGACGCTGCTGTTTTAAATCTGCTTGCGGCGTGGCGGACGCATCGGTCATTTAAAGCCTCCTTTGCGTCCGTCACGATCATTAAAGGGATAAGCAAGGTACTCCCGAGGCGGACGGGGTCTCCACAGGGTCGGCAATCCCGCGAGCACTTTAGCGTACAAATTTTCGAAAATTAGATTGCGGATTGACTATAAATATGGGCAGACAAAATTTTGTTGAAACAGACGATAATAGAATAGAGGTCACGACAAATTATTTATGCAAAATACTTGGCGTGAGCGACACCACCATCGCTGTTTGGGTTAGGAATGGCTGCCCTAAATTGCGCAAGGGTTGGTTTGATGTCGGCGCCGTTGTACGGTGGAAAATGAATCAGACCGGAGCTAATGATGGCTCTGACGCCGAGAAGCTTGAGGCCGAAATACGCTACAAGAAGGCCAAGGCTGCTATATCGGAGCAAGAGCTTGCTGTTAGAAACAGTGAATTGATTCCCACAGCATTGGTGGCTCAACGTCTCAACGAAACCATGCAGAATTTAAAGGGTGCCATGCTTGGTATTGGCGACCATCTGATGATGGAAATTTACAGCCAATACCCGGAACTGGCAGTACAAGCGAGGTCTATGATAGATGCCTACATCAGAAACGCTCTCAGAGAGTATGTCGACAATAGAAAATGGACAGAACCAGAGCCAAAACGAAAGCAAGCTGGACGCCCTAGAAAGTCTGATAAGTGATGCTTTTTTACTATTAAGGCCCGAAAACCCGATGACTGTTTCTGAGTGGGCTGAGCGTTATCGCTATATGTCCAGTTTGGAGACATCAAGGCCCGGGCCGTGGCGCAATGATATTGTCCCGTATCTAAAGGATATCATGGACACGTTCAATCGGGACGGCGTCGAGAAGATTATATTTCTAAAGCCTACACAGGTAGGTGGAACTGAATGCGGTATTAACATCCTTGGTTATGTGTTATCGGAAAAACCTAATAGGATAATCTATGTGTTGCCTGACGATAACACGATGCAGGAGTTTTCCGCAGATAGACTCCAAAAGGTGCTTGAGAGCAACGAATGTTTTGAAGGCAAATATAAGGCTGGCGATAGCAAAAATACCATGCTGAGATTTGCCGGCGGTTTTTGCAAATTTGGCAGCGCAAATAGCCCGATGGACTTAGCTTCTTGGTCCGTACCCATAGTTATTATGGACGAGATTGACAAGTACAAGCGAAAATCAGGCAACGAGGCCAGCCCGTTGAAACTGGCGGAGGAACGCACTAAGAACTGGCCCGGCAAGCGCAAATTGTATTTTTGGAGCACGCCGACGACTAAAACGGGCCATATATGGTCATTGTATGAGTCTGCTGACGTGCACTATGAATACCGTGTGCCATGCCCCCACTGTGGCAAAATGCAGCCATTAAAGTGGGAGCAGGTGAAATTTGACGCCGAGAAGCCCACATCATACATTGCTACGCATTCGCATTATGAGTGTGTTTATTGTCATGGCGCGATTAAAGATTTTCACAAGCCCGAGATGCTGAAGCAGGGTAAATGGGAGGCGCTCGAGGACATCGAGTCTCCTAAATCTGTCGCTTATGCTCTAAATTCTCTGTATTCTCCATGGGTAAGCTTCGGCCAGATGGCTGAGCAGTTTATACTATCAAAGGACAAGCCATTGGAGCTTATGAACTTTGTCAACTCGTGGCTTGGTGAGCCATGGGAAAGCAAGTCTGCCGTCATGGAAGCTGGCATTGTTGCCCAGCACAAAACAGAATGTCCGATGTTTGTCGTGCCCGAGTGGGCGCAGCTACTCACAGGCGGCGTCGACGTCCAAAAAGGCCACATGTATTGGGAGATTACCGCTTGGGGAGCTGGCACTACAGGCCAGGTTTTAGGATATGGCAGATGCCTTACATGGGAAGATCTGGAAGAAGTAATGGAGCGCACCACCTATTACAGTGAAGATGGCAGAGCCCAGTACAGAGTGTGCATATACGGCATAGATAGCCGTTACCGCACTACCGAAGTTTATGATTACTGTTGGAAACACCAAGGTGTCGCATTCCCAATCGAAGGCGCGACGACCAGAAATATGCCGAACTACCTAAAGGTAAAGCATATTGAGCCTAAATCACCCGGCAAAATAGCTTTACAGCTTTGGGAAATCAATACGAAGCTCTATAAAGATGAGATAGCCATGAGGCTTGAAATTCCTGTGGGTCGAAGTTCTTGGATGTTGAATGCTGATTGCTCACTAGAGTTTTGCGAACATTTAACATCAGAACACAGAATCCTTGATGAAAAAGGCCATGAGTATTGGGAAAAGAAAACCAGCGCCAAACAAAACCACTGGTGGGACTGCTGTGTGTATGCCTTCGCCATGGCCGACTTAGTGAACATGAGAAGCATATCCGACCCAACTCTTGACCAATATAAATACGAACCTGAACAGTCGGCAGGGCTAGAATCACTGCCGGACCCCGGTTTTAGCTTGTGAGGTGACAAAATGACCATTGACGAATTAAGAAAACAGATTAACGAGTGCAACGAGGCCATCAGCGCCATCAGGACCACAGGCCAAAAAATCCAGACTATCAACGGCAGAGTGGAACATGCTGACATGGGTACGCTGATAGCCGAACGAAACCGTCTGGAAGCTGAACTGGCCGAGGCTATACGCAGTCAAAGCTCTGTTAGCAGAGATTTTGGCATCACTTTTAGTTATTATGGGAGGGGCTAAAATGGGAATAGCCGAGAAAATAGACGATTTGATCTCAATTTTTAGCCCTATGACCGCGCTAAAAAGAAAATCTGCCCGCACAGCCTACAATAAGGTGCCCACGTGGCGAAACAGTGCAGATTGGATACCCATGGACGGCAAAGGTGAGCAATTAAATACACCGTCACGCGACTTGGCACGCAGAAAGGCTCGTGACTTGGAACGCAATAGCCTGGTCATCAACGCTGTGATCAACGCCATGACACGCAACGTTGTGGGCAAAGGCTTTAATTTGCAGGTCAGGAGCCCCAATAAGGCGTGGAATAACCAAGTCGAGGCCCTATGGAAAGAATGGTGTAGGCCTGGGAATTGTGAAATCACAGGAAAGTTTAGCCTGAAGGACGTTCTGAAGCTCATCGAACGGCGCAAGCTTATTGATGGTGGCATTATCGTACTAAAAACATACGAAAAAGATGCTAATGTACCATACAAATTGCAGCTGATTGAGGTTGACGATTTGACATCAGGCGGCCTTATCCAGGGTGATAATGGCAACATGATTGTTAATGGCATAGAGGTTGATAAATACGGAAAACCCACCGCATATTACATGAGGCAGGCTTGTTATGATAATTTTAAGCAGTCTGAGCCCCAGCGGTTTGATGCCAAAGACGTATTTTTCCTGGTAAACCATACACGGCCTACGGAGCTGCGTGAGATGTCGCCCATGGCCAATAGCCTTAGCGACATACACGACTTGGACGAGTTTATGGAGGCAGTTGCTTTTAAAGAAAAAACCGCTGCCGCTATTGTAGCTTGGATCACCACGCCTAAAGACGTAGGTGTAAGCATTGGTCGGAGTGTGGTCAATGATGTCAACGCTCCTTCGCCGCCGCAGGAAGAGAGAATTAAGCCCGGCAGCGCCAAGCGATTAAATCCCGGCGAGGATGTCAAACCCATGATACCAAATGGACAGGTATCAGAATTGAACAGCTATAACACCATCACTCAGCGTAATGTGGCTGCCGGCAAGGGCCTGAGTTATGAGATGGTAAGCAGGGATGTTAGTCAAGTCACTTATTCCAGTGCCCGGCAGAATCTGATAGAGGACTGGAAAACAATCGAGGAAGAACAAACATATTTAGTCGAGCATTTCCTTGATTTTGTCTTTGAGGACGTGGTAAACAGCGCTATTCTCAAAGGCACCTTAATCCCGCCCAGGGATTTTTATAGCAACACCGATTATATGAAACACGAATTTATCGGTGTTGCCATGCCGTGGATTGATCCGCAAAAAGAAGCCACGGCAAACCAAATCATGTTATCTACTGGTCAGATTACCTTAAAAGAGCTTTATGCTCGTCGTGGTAAAGACTGGGAAGATGAATTAGAGCAGCTTGCTCAAGAGCAGGAGCTGTTACAAAAAGCTGGATTGGTCCAGCAGAAAGGAGATGATGGCGATGGCGAAAACAATGGATCCCAAAACAATGACGATTGAACAACGAAAGGCTGCCCTAAGGTGCCGTGAAGCCTCTCTTGAGAATTTTGACGAAGAGAAGCGCACCGCTCAAATCAGCTTTGCCAGCGATACCCCGTGTATTGATTTCTGGGGAGATAAGGAAATCTTGCGCTGCACTCCTGAAGCGATGGACACCAGCAGGTTCGATGCCGGAGTAATGCCCATCCTGTTTAATCACAATAGAGATATTGTGGTAGCAAAGCCCCTGCGCGTTTGGTGCGAGGACGGCAGGGCGATGGCGGAAATCGAATTTGATGTGACCGAAAAAGCCGAAGAAGTAATGCAGCAGGTAAAGCGTGGCTTTATCCGTGGCGTATCTGTCGGCTACCGCGTCAGCGAATGGGAAGTAATCGAGCGTGGCGTTACCAATGCTGATGGCATTGAAGGTCCTGCCTGGATCGCTACCCGCTGGGAAGCATACGAAGCTTCAATCGTTACTTGTCCTGCCGACCCAACTGTGGGCGTAGGCAGGAGTATGTTGGCGGGTGAATATTACACCGACCTGAAGCCAAAATCTGAAAATCAAAGACAACAAGAAGGGGGAAACGAAATGGGAAACCAAGACAACGAAATGCTTGCTAAAGGCATCGCAGCAGAACGTGAGCGCTCTGCTGCAATCAATGCTCTGTGCGATAAGCACAGCATTGACAATGAAATGCGCTCTAAATGGATTGCCGATGGCGTGACCATCGAAGAAGCTAGAGCAGCTGCTTTGGATATTATCGCAAAACGCAGCCAGCCGAAAGCCAATGTAATTGTTGGTGACGACAACGCTCTGGAAATGCGCCATGTTTATGCTGACGCTGTAAAACTGCGTGCCGGATTTAAGGTTGAAAGACCTATGGATGGTGCTGACCGCCTGCGCCACATGACCATGCGTGATATGGCGCGTGACATGCTGGCCCGCCAAGGCGAGTCCAAGGTATACGAACTGGACGACGCCGAGCTGTTTAAGAGGGCTATGACTACTGGCGCTCTGCCGACCCTGTTGAGCGACGTGACCAGATTCTCTTTGAAGGAAGGTTATGACAAGGCAAATACCACCTATCAAGCGTGGGCATATATCGGCTCATTGCCGGACTTCCGTGAATCTCATATCGTTGATGTAAGCACCGAGGCTGCTCCGAAGTTGATCCCTGAAAATGGCGAATTTACTGATGCTACCATGAAGGAATCCAAGGAATCTGTACGTCTGCAAACCTATGGCCGTAGCTACTCCTACACTCGTCAAGCGTTCATCAATGATGATGCCTCCGTGCTGACTACCATTCCTCTTGCGCTGGCTCGCAAAATGGCAGCTTACATCAATGCTGAGGCTTACAAAGCTCTTGCCGGAGCTACTTTTACTGCCGCAAACACCGGCACTGCCGCAGCTATTTCCGTAGAATCCTTGGGCGATGCAATGAAAAAAATGCGTACAGCAAAGGATTCCTCCGGCGAGCTGCTGCGCATTATCCCGAGAAAACTGATTGTGCCTGTGGCCTTGGCTGTCCAAGCCTCTCAATTGATGCGTAGTTCAGCCGATCCCAATGGTGCTCATTCTGGCGTAAACAACCCGTTTGCAGGTGCATTCGAGGTTATTTCTGACCCCGAACTGGATGCTATCAGCAGTACCGCATGGTATCTGGCTGCTGATCCGATTTATGGCTATGGCGTGCAAGTTAACTTCCTGAATGGCAACCAAACTCCGATTCTGGAAGCCTCCACCCAGTTTGATACTCTGGGCTGGAAATATCGCATGTACCATGATTTCGGCGTAAAGGCATTGTCTACCGTAGGCATTGTAAAGAACGCCGGCAAGTAATTGAGAGGAGGTATAAAACATGGCTATTTATAGACGTGAGGGCGGGAAAATTGACTATGTTGTTACTGGGTCCGATGTTGTTGCTGGCACTCCTGTTGTTGTTGGCAGCGTTGTGGGTATCGCTGAGGCTGGTGGCAAGGTTGGTGATGTTATCGCATTGACCACCGGTGGCGTTTTCGAATTTGAAACCGATGGTGCTGCTATCAATCAAGGTGCTGCCGTATATCTTGTTAATGGCAAGGCGTCCGCAACCAAAGGCTCCGGCGGTGTGGATCTGGGCAAAGCATGGTCCGCTGGTGCAGCTGTTTCCGGCGCTACCGTGCTGGTAAAAATCGGCTAAAATGCGGGGCGGTTATCCGCCCCATTATTAAACGGGGTGACAATATGAACCCTAATTTTAAAAAGATAATCCAAAAAGCCACGTTTAACGAGGCACTGTTTGCTGAGCATATCCTGTATAATGGCACAGATATCCTGGCGATTGTAAAATTGGGCGAAACCGAGTCGCAAACGTCTCCGGGTTTTATGAAGCAAACCAAAACCACTGTCATTGCTAGTAATGGCTATTTTGCTGTAAGTATAGATGATATTCCGCGACCAAAACGAGGAGACACCATTATTTACAACGGCAAACGCTATGATGTTGCCGGGATTGAGGCTGTCGATAGCGTGGGTGGACAGATTACTGTCAGGGTAACGACCGATGCCAAGGGGTGGATGAATAGATGATTACAGTAAGTATCAACGATGGCATCACTCCTACCATCGCCAATTACCTTAAAAACAACCCGCAGATGTTGCGCAGTTTATCCAAATCCGTCGGATGGTATGTGCAAAAAAACATCAAAGCTCTTGTCAAAAACAACACGCAGCTGACAAGCCAATGGCCTGAGCGCTCGCCTTATGCCAAGGTGCGCAGGAAGCTGGACTATATGGCCCCTAAAATTTGGATGGGCCGTCTTAAACGCGCTATCGGCTACTCCTATAGCTATAACGAGGGCAGCGTGAATATAGGCTGGACCAGCAGCACCGGTGCCAAATACGGACGCATCCAGGAATATGGCGAAGAACGACAGGTAACGCCTAGCATGGCGGGATATTTTGCTAGGGCTGGTGTCCCTCTAAACCCTAATAAAAAATTTATTAGGGTACCTGCAAGACCCCTGTTTGAGCCTGCTATGGATATCATTAATCCCAAAATAGGTGATTTTGTGCAGTCACGTGTCAGCGAATATATGAAAAACGGTGGATTTACCCGCAAAGAGGGTAAATCCCGTAGATATCGGGTATGGGGGTAATTATGGTCAAGAATTTGCAAAATGAAGATTTGTGCGAAATAGGCGTAAAGCTCGCAGCCCATATCGACGCCGATCAGGCTGTAAACACATATTGCAAGGCCAATTTTGGTAAAGAGCTGACCATTTATGTCGGCATGCTGGGCGCATTGCTCGCGGGAACCGACAGTGAACCCTATATCGCTATTCACGATTTCGCGAAGGTCGAGGGCGCTGGTACGAGCAAGGCAACGTATGCCTGCATAATTGCTGTAAGCATCCAAACCGATGAGGAGTGTGCCGATTATGGCCCCAATGTCGTGGTATCTGCTCAGCATCAACGGCTAAGTGAGCTGATGTCTCTTATTCAGGATTCATTAAACACGTACAAAGGTGGCTGTCAGCCACCAACAAGCGTTGAAACTATTGTTGCCGGTCCGCAGGGTGACAATCTTAATCAATGGACAGGCTTTATTGCTCCGACTTGGGAAATAAGCCTGCCTTTAGGCGGAAAAATTCCATTTTAAGAAAGGATGATGAAACATGGCTTGTCCGTGGGCAAACGGTGCTAAATCTAGCACCTTGATCGCTTTTGAAAGCGTTTATAATACCCTGCCCGGTGACGCTGGCACCAAATCTGTACTGTTGCCAATCAACACTAACGGTGTCAAATGCAGCCAAAACAGCACCACGCCCAACACCATCAGGGGCAATCGGTCCCCCGTTGAGCCAATTAAAGGCAATAACGATGTGTCCGGTGATGTAGTTGTGCCAGTTGATTATACAGCGTTTGGCTACTGGCTAAAAGCGTTGTTTGGCGCACCGGCATCCAGTGCCGTGAGCGGCAAAGACGGCTATTATCAACATGTATTTAAGATAGGCGACGATGCTCCGAGTTTTACCCTCGAAAAGGCATTTCCGGGCATCTCTCAGTATATCAGGGATAGTGGATGTAAAGCATCTAAGATGTCCATTTCCGTTGGTGGCGATGGTGAACTGACATCTACAATCTCTATCATGGGTGCCCGTGAGGTTATCGAGGATGCGAGCATGAGCACCCAACCTGTTACAGCTGGCTTTGAACGTGCTGACAATTTTGAAGCATCACTAAAAATTGGTGGCACTGATGTTGCTGTGGCCACCAGCTTTAGTATTGACATTGATGCTGGTCTTGACGGTGACTCTTACTGTATCGGCAATAGCGGCTATCGCGCCGCTATTTGCGAGGGCTTGGTAAATATCTCCGGTACCATGGAGGCATTTTTTAAAGATGCGTCTTTCCTAAAGATGGCTGAAAACGATGTCGAAACCAGCATGGAGCTGACTTTGGCACAAGGGGACTTGTCCCTGAAATTTAAACTTCCTGAGGCAAAATTTGCTAAGACCAGCCCGTCTATTGACGGTCCTACCGGTATCAAACAAAGCCTGAACTATAACGCATACTACGAAGATAATAGCGACAATGGCGCTATTGTTGTTACCTTGGTAAATAAGGTAGCAAGCTATTGATTTTTACCCCAGCTTTTAACAGAGCTGGGGTTTTTATGGAGGCAAACATGGATAACATCATTCTGACCGTGCGAGGCTTAACATTCGACGAGCATTGCGACTATGAGGATTGGCGCGAAAAGATGCTTAAAGACAAAAAAATGACACCCAAACAGCTGGGTAGACAGTTTGTACATTGGATTTTTGAGCATGTATATCCCGATATTGACATCAAGCAGCTGAGTGCTAAAGAGGCCCTTTTGGTGGCCGAAAGCACCATGCAGCTGACCGACACTGTAAGGGAAAACGAGCTAAAAAACTTGACGAGCTCCTTGATTGGCAGTCCGAGCGAGCAGACTACTGCAAAGACTGCCTCAAAGTAAAACGGCCTGAACTTGACTGCAGGACATGCGAGTATCGCTGCCCCGATATCATGCCGGGCAACACCAAAGCGTGTTATATTCGTGGTTTAACTATTAACTGCATGAAATACTCAGCTGGCATTCCGGTGTCGTTTGACTGGTCGCAGATCGAGGCCGTCTGCCGTATGGCCAGAGTGGATGTCCATCCTCTAATGTTGATTAAGCTAAAGCATCTAGAGTCGAAAACCCTAGATATTTTGGCAAAGAAAGTTGGTGAAAAAAATGGCTAATGTAGCCGAAGCAAGAGTAAAAATCGTCCTTACGGATGCCATGAGTCGCCCTTTAAAAGGCATACAGGCCGAAACCAACAGAACAACCAGCGCTGTGGGCAAATTATCCCAAAGTATGCAAAGTTATGCTGCCATTGGAGCACAGATTGCCGCAGGTGCTGTAGGTTTTACCAGTGTCGCCAACGCATTTAGTCAGATGGTCAGCGCTGGCGCTAAATTCAATATGGCGATGGAGACAAACGCCATCGGCATGTCAGGTATCTTGACTTCCATGACCACTCTCAACGGTAAGACATTGGAGTGGAATCAGGCCATGTCTATTTCCCAAGGCATTATTAAATCTCTCAACAATGATGCTTTAAAAACGGCAGCAACGTCTGAAGAGCTGGTTGATACATTCCGCGCTCTTTTGGGCCCTGGACTTGGCTCAGGCATGAATATTGAGCAAATCCAAAAGCTGACCACCGTTGGTGTAAATGCGGTCAAATCTTTGGGCTTGAATGGCCCGCAGCTTATCCAAGAGCTGCGTGATTTGGTGCAGGGTGGCATTAGACCAGCTAGCTCAACTTTGGCAACAGCATTAGGATTGACCGATGCTGACATCAAGGCTGCTAAAACAAGCTCTGAGGGTTTGTATAGCTTTTTAATGGAGCGTCTAAATGGTTTTGACAGAGCAGCCAAGGAAACGCCTAAAACCTTAGCTGGCTTACAGGACCAGCTAAAAGAGGGCTTGACTCGTGCCATGGCTGGTGCTATCAAACCTGTGCAGGAGGAGTACAAAAACACTCTTAAAGAGATATCGGGAGTTTTGTTTGACCAAAATCTCGATATATCCCCTGAACTTGTAAGCAGCCTCGAAGCCGCCGGACAGCACGTGGCCAATATGGCGCAGGATTTTAAATCTGTTGCTGCCACGTTGGCTCCTGTAGTGGCTCCCGCCGCAAATCTTTTGGGCACAGCCCTAGGGCTTGCTGCCGACAACGCCGGCAAGCTTACTGTGGCGTTGTTGGCCTGGAAGTTGGGTAAGCGTGTTGCTGATATCAAAACCATGGGCATTGCGTGGACCAGCTATGGTCAGGCTGCAGCCGTCGCTATGAATAGCGAGGTTGTTGCTGCTGAACGTGCTGCCAGCACTGTGGTGCAGCAGGAAAGCAAGAAAAAGCAGGCCTTAAAGCAGAGTCAGACCGTGCAACAGGCGTACTCTCGCTTAATTGCTGAAAATCAAAGCGTTTTGGCGATTAAGCTAAAGATAGCTGCTCAATATTATGAGCGCCTTGGATTATCTGCTGAAAAAGCCGGCAAGCTCCAATACCAGGCTGCTCAACTCGCGGTCAAGGGTAATACCGCAATGGCCGAGCAGGTGCTTAATCTGCAGGAGCAGCATCTAATAGCCTCTGAGGCTGCTGGTAAACAGGCTGGGATGCTGGCGAAAATCCAAGGCGTTGCAGGTGCTGTGGGAACATCTGTTAGTGCTCTTGGAATGGTTATTCAGAGTTGCACTGATGACACTGAAAGCTGGGTGGCTACCACCGCCAATTATATGGTGGCTGCTGGTATGGCTATTGATGGCATAGCGCTCTTGATTCCTCAGCTTAAAAAACTGGCCGACGCATACAAGGGCGTAGCTCTAGCTAAGGCTGGGGCTGGTATGCTTGGTGCTGTAAGTGCTGGTATTGGTTTGGGTGTTGGCGCGATTGCAGCTGGCGGTTATGCTCTGTTTAATGGGCTGTCATGGGATGAGGTAAAGCGTAGATATTTTGACAACCCCAATAAAACCTATTGGGACAGGTCAATGGCTAACACTGATGACGACAATGCTGACAGCGAATATAACCCCGAGGGATTGGGAAGCAAGCTTGACGTAAAATTCCCGAGCGCTATTAACGATGGAGCTAAGGCCGAAAAGGCAGCCAAAGAGGCTGAGCGTAAATTGCAGAAGCAATATAACAATATTGCTACCCTGCAGGCTGAACTTAACCGAAAAATCTTGGAGGATACCGGTACTAACAGCGAAATTGCTCTAGCAAAAGTGGCAGAAGAAATCGCTAAGATGGAGGCTACTGTTAAAGAGGCCCGCAAGGCTGGCGTTGATGAAAGCCAGCTGGCCGACACTGAAAAACTAATCAGCCAGTACAAAGAACTCGAAACCCGTTTGGCAAGCAACGACTCTCTAGTTAAGACTCATAAGCAGGCCATGGACATGATCCAGGCTGAGCTGGATGCTAAGCGCATCACTACCTCCGAAGCGATGCAGCTCAGAGAGGCCGAACTTGCTGATTATCAAGACAAGCTCCAGCAGATACTTGAGACGCAAAACCTGACCACAAGCCAGCGCCTTGAGTTAATGCAGGAGTTCGGCAATTCTGTTGCCGAAATGGAAGCTGCTACCGCAAACAAAGTGGGTAATATCTGGACTACTGCTTTGGATGCGATAAAGAATAAGGTTTATGACCAAAATGAAACCATTAGAAGCGGCGTCTATGAGCTCATGGATCAGTTTACTAATTTTGGCCAAAACATCCTTACCGAAAGCCAGTCCTTTTCTGAACGCTTTGATAACCTCTTTAAAAGCCTGGCCAACAGCATCATGAATACCATGCTCAAAGTTATCATGCAGGGGCTCGTAATGCGCTCTATCATGGGATTGTTTGGTGGCGGCAGTGTTAACTTTGGTGCCAGTCCTGGCAATGCAGGCATGGGCACTGGATTGAGCTCTATCAACGATGTTGGCTTGGGCATCCAATTTGCAAACGGTGGCTACGCTTCTGGTTGGTCCATTGTTGGCGAGCGTGGCCCTGAATTGGTCAACTTCTCCCAACCTGGTCGCGTATATAATGCAGAGCAGACCGCCAAAGCTCTAGGCAATGGCGCTCCGACTGATGTTAAAGTTGTTATCGAAAACCGCTCTGGTCAGCAGGTACAGGCTACCAACGCAACTGCCAAATTCGATGGCAAATCCATGATTTTGGGTGTAGTTATTGACGCTGTGCGCACTAATGACGGCGGCTTTGCAAATATCTTGAAAGGGGCTGTAGCAAATGGCTAGTTTATCTTTTCCGGATGTTACTGCTCCGGGCTATCCTCTGAAGGAAACCTTTGAGGACAACTTAATCAAATCATCCATGGAAAACGGCGTGGTCAAAACAAGGCCACGCTTTACCAAGGCTCGTCGTTCTTTTGAACTGGAGTGGTCCAGCCTTGATGGCGACTCTAAGGAACTGCTGGAGCAATTTTTCCTAAGCAAAACAAAATGCGGTAGCTTGCCTTTCAAATGGATGCATCCGCATACGGAGACAACCTATAATGTGCGCTTCGATGGCCCGCCTACATTCAGCCTAAAATTCACGGACTACTGGCAGGTGTCAATCAAACTTCAGGAGGTGTAATAAAATGGCAAATATCATACCGGCTGCTGCAATAGCTTCAGCCAATGAGATTAACTCTGATACTGCTTGGATTGCACTTCTTGAAGTTATTTTTGATAGCGCCGAGGACGACCGTATCAGAGTCTGCCGTAATAACGAGGATATTGTTTGGAATGGTAAAAAGTGGGTCGCATTCCCGTTTAGCATCAGCGAAAACAAGGTTGACGACAAGGGAACATTAAGCAACCTCACACTAGAGGTTGATAACACCAGCCGTGACCTAGAGTATTACTTGAACAAGTATGCAGGCGGCTCAGGATGTCAAGTTATCCTGAGAGTGGTGAGAAGCGACGACCTTAACTGCGTGGTCCCTGATGTTGAGGAATATTTTTCCGTGAAGGCAACCACGGTCAATGAATCCAAGGTAAGCTTCACGCTTGGTAACGCATACCCCGCCAAGTCCCGCAGGCCGTATCGGCGCTATATGAAGAACAACTGCCCTTACAAATACAAGGGCGTTATGTGTGGAGCATCCAGCTCGCTGGTTGGCTGTAATCACACACTGAGCGATTGCAGAGCACGAGGAAACAGTACACGCTTTGGCGGGTTCCCTGGCATCCCGCAAGGAGGCCTCTATGTTTGATTATACTGACTTGATTGGAGTGCCGTTTAAATCTGAGGGAAGAGATGCTACAGGCTACGACTGCTACGGCCTAGCCATGGAAGTGTATAGGCGCCACGGAATCCAAATCGAAGAATATTGGGCCTGCGCTCAGGATAAGGACACAATAAACCGCATTTACCGCGGAGCTGCCGTAAATGGAAAATGGCGCGAGGTCGACTATATGCACGGTGAAGCCATTCCCGTTCCGTCGATGGTAGCGCTGAGATTCGGTACTCCTCGCGGAGTAGTAAACCATACTGGCGTATATATCGGCGAGGGTAAATTTATCCATACCCGCGAAAAAATCGGCGTGTGCATCGATTCAATTTATAGCATCGCATGGCGAAAGCAGATTGTTGGAATTTATGAGTATGTAGGAGGTGAAGGCAAGCATGATTAGAGTAGTATTTGTGAAGAACCCCTTTTCGCCTAGCCGTGAGAGGGTCGTAAAGCTCTCTGAAGCAACGAATAAGCCCTTGTCCTTCTATATTGATGAATTCACAAGTCAGCTTCCCAAAAACGAAGCATACATCGAGATAGACGGGCGAAAAGTGCCTGCCGAATACCTTGATACCTGCAACGAGATTGTAAAGCCCAATAGTTTTATCGTCGTTATGCCGAAAGTTGCCAAAGGCGGCGGAAAAAGCTTGCTGGGCTTAGTTGCTGTTATCGCTTTATCCGTTGTTTCGTTCGGCGTAGGCGGTTTGGCTGCTACAGGTACGTGGGGTGCTGCTGTTGGTACTTGGGGGGCTGGCGCTGTTTGGGGTTACATGGCCGCAGCTGCCGTCATGTTCCTTGGCGGTGCCCTAATTAGCAAGTTCATGGCTCCAAAGATCGATACAGGCAAGTATCAGACCGAGGACCCGACCTATTCTTGGAACGGCGTGCAGACCATGGATGCTCAGGGCAACGGCATCGCGATTACCTACGGCAAGGTTAAGAGCGGTGGACAGAGCCTTCAAAAATTCACCAGCAACGATGGCGACGACCAGTATTTCAACTGGCTCGTTTCTGCTGGCGAAGGCCCGCTTGCTATTTCTGATATCAAGCTGAATGATAATCCGATTGGCAATTTTGAATCCGTGTTTTATGACACTCGCGAAGGCCTGAACGAGCAGGATATTATCGATGGCTTTGGCGACACCTATGTTAACAAAGCCTTGAATTATGAAATCGCTAACAATGAGTGGCGCACTGACTATGTTGATAGCAATGCTACCCAAGGCATTGTTGTTGAGTTGGAGTGCTCCCAAGGCCTGTATCATGCCAACGATAACGGAAGCTTGGGCACCGCTTGGATTGATCCGCAGGTTGAATGCGCGCTTGACGGTACTGATAACTGGATTACAATAGCTGCTTCGGGCGTCAACGTTAAAAACAACACTCTTGGCATCTATAGCAATTCAAACAATATTGCCGAAGGCAAGTATAAAGTTTTAGTGAGACCATACGTGGATGCAGATAGCGACCTCAAAAAATGGTCAGTTAGCATTTACACCAACACTATTTTGGATGGCAAGTCTGCTTGGTTTAGCGAAAACAATGCCAGCGGCAATCTTGCCGTAGGCGACTTCATGGTGCCCAAGGCAAAAGTCATGGCCAAAACAAAAAAATACACCACGACAATCGAGGTGTATCATGGCAGCCGCATTAGCGCAGCCAAGTCAGGCGTTGTTCGCAAACAGTTCCGCATCGATAATCTTGATAGCGGAAAATATAAGGTGCGCGTGACTGTTACCGCGCGCAGCGCCGATGTTAACAGCTCCCGTGACGGCGTGAAAATCTGGTGGACGCAGTGTAACGCCATCATCTACGATGATTTTTGCTATCCCAACACAGCGCTCATCGGCATCAAGGCCAAGGCAACAAGCCAGTTATCGGGAAGCACTCCGCAGCTGACGTTTATTAAAGAGCGTGCTTCTGTTTGGGCGTGGAATCCCCTTGCTGGCGCGTATATGGAAAAGCCGGCAAACAATCCTGCGTGGGCTGCCTATGACTTCATCCACGGAGCAAAACGGCTCTACAACATCAACACAGAGTCCTACGAGTTTGCGTATGATGGCGTTCCCAAGGAGCTCATGCTTTATGACCAATTTGAAGCCTGGGCGAATAACTGCGATGCAATGAACCTAAAAATCAATATTGAGATTGTATCTGTCAGCGATTTTTGGTCCATAGTAAATCAGGATATTGCTCCTGTAGGCCGTGGCCTAGTGGTGCAGTTCGGTACGAAATTTGGCTGCATCTACGACCACGCCAGCCGACCTGTGCAGCTCTTTAATATGGGCAATATAATTCAAGGAAGCTTCGAGCTGTCCTATCTTGGCAAAGAGGATAGAGCTGACGTTGTAGAGATAACCTATTTTGATGCAGCCAATGACTACGAAAAGAGCGTTATCACTATCTATGCTGATGATTACGATGATCTCGATATCCCTAATCAACCAACACAGCTCACCTACAATGGCATCACAAGTTACGAGCAAGCCTACCGCGAGGGCAAATATCAACTGTATTGCAACCAGTTTTTACAGGAGACGATTACCTTCAAGGCTGACGTTGAAGCCATCGGCTGCCAAGTTGGTGACCAGATTTTGGTTAGTCACGATGTGCCTGAGTGGTCCTTCTCTGGACGCATCGGCAAGGTTAAGTCTGACGGTGGCGTAGTTGTGGCACTTGATGTTGAGGAGATTGTTATTCCTAGTGGCGAAATATGGGGAATCATGGTCCGTAACAGCAAGGACAATTCACTGACGACCTACACCGTTGCTAGCGTAAGCGGCAAATATGGCGATGTTACCGTGAAAGCAACTATTGCCATTAACGCCAGTGAAGGTGACTTGTTCAGCCTTGGGCGCATCAATTCCATCGTTAAGCCGTTCATCGTGAAGAGCTTGCAAAAGAGCGGCGACCTTGAATACACAATTTCTGCACTGGAATATGTGGAGGGCGTGTATAACGAGGATTACACGATTCCTGAACCGAATTATTCGCTGGCCGATGCTCCTATAACCCAAGTAACCAATCTTGAAATATCGTCCAATATTTACACTAACGACGGCGGCAATCCTGCTAAAACCTTGTATTTGACATGGGATGGCGTCGGAGTCGCCAATATTTACCTTTCGTCAGACAACGGGGAAACATATTGTCTCGCAGCTTCAACCAGCAAAAACAATGCAACTGTTGAGGTGGATCCTTTTGTTGATTACAAAGTCAAGGTTACTACATCCAATGAAACTAGCGAAACAAATCCTGTTGTTCAAAATGTTGCATCCAATGCAGGACAATTTCTTCTGCCGAAAGCAACCAATTTTGTGCTGAATGACGGACGTTGGACATGGGAATATGAGGACAATAACTTGGTTGATTATTTCGAGCTGAGGCTTGATACAAATTGTGGCAGCGATACTAATCTTATGGAGCGCACATTCGTTCCTTACAGCCTAAAAATGCCTAGCATCTCATCGGGTACTGCTTATCTGTATATCAGAAATAGGCTTGGGCAATATAACGAGCCTGCAACCTACGATTTTACAATTAACGCTCCTGTTGCGCCTAATACTGCACCTACATTAACTGCTACTGCTGATGGTGTGGTTGTTGATATGGCTCCGCTTCCAAGGGGCTGCACTGGTTATAAAGTCCATGTAGAAACTGATGATGGTGTTGATGCTGTATTTAATGTGTCCACTCAGCGTTGGGTATATTACAAATACAGCGGAACAATTACAGTCAGCTACTGCATGGTCAACGAGATTACCGATGGTGTATACAGTCCCACGGCTACAACTACAATTAGAGATATTGAGCCTGCTGACGGAAGTATAACTTCGGCAAAGCTGGCGGCTAACGCAGTGACGGCCGGCAAGATTGCAGCCAACGCGGTGACTGCCGACTGCATCAACGTCGAAAGTCTAAGTGCCATCTGCGCCAAAATCGGCACTATAGAAACAGGCGGCACGGGACAAGCGAAAATGAAAATCTCCGACAAACTGATTCAGATTATCGACGAAAACGGTATTGAGCGCGTCAAGATTGGCATTTGGGAGGAATAAAATGCCTATAGGAATTGTGATTTATGACGAAAACCATAATGAGATTATCGGCGCAACAACGCGGCCCTTAGGATACAAAGGCATTAAAGAAACAATAGCTGGCGAGCCTATTCTTAATCATAATTGGGAATGGTCGGAAGACAAGAAGAATATCTATTTGTACGAGTTGAACGATTTTAAGAATAGGACAAACAATACAGCATGGATAACGCTATGCAGGATTGCGCCACTATACGTTCAATATAATTTTCCTAATAGTTCAACTCCGGCAAAGGATTCAGATTTTCCTGATGTCTATATACCAGAAGTTGAGCTCGACAACAAAAGGCTTCGTTGGAAATTTCCAGCAGCCATTTACGATAGGTTGGCCGCTTCTGCCGGCAACACATCAATAAAAATTTTAATTTTTAATATTGGCGTTTTGTGGGGTGCTTACTGATGGGATACGGTTTTCAATTAAAAAATGCTGACGGCATACAAATTGTTGACGAAGACTACTACTCTTTGGGCTTTTCAAGGAAAATACCGTTGTCGGATTTGTTTAATACGTCTGGACTGTTCAATGGCCTCTATCCATTCAAAGGCGAATCTCAATATTATTGGGCGATTGGCCCCGTAAGCAAACTCCCTGCTTATTTCGCTATCGAGCACTATGAAACAGACAAAACGCGAGGCGAAAGGCTGTATGCACCAACAGGAGCTGACCTATCACAACTATATGTATATGTATTTAGAGACACAATGCCGTATACAAAGGGGTACGGAATACAGTTAAAAGACCAGCATGGAGCTACACGCTTTATGTCATGGTTGAAACCGGTAAAGATTATCGATACTTGCCTTGGTAAATATCCTGTGTCGAATATTGATGCCGATAATTCGGCGGTAATGTGCAACTACGCTCCTTCACTTGCATATTCTTTGTCCACCGTTTATCCAAGCAACGTAGCGAGCTCTTATTATTTTTATCTATGGCCTACGCTGAATAAAGCGAGTGGAAATATATATCTTACTCCAAACTGTAAAGGATTTTCCTTGGATAAAACCATTGCCTATAAAACATATCCTACCAGTAAAATTCATTTGCCGAATTATTTGCCATTCTTGTTAATCGATACTTCGATTTATAACTGAGGAGGTGAACACCCATGCTCAAAATCCAAGGCTTCAAAATCACAATCAGCCAGAAGGACCATATTCCACTGACCTTCTCCCTGAAGGATTGGAAATTTGAAGCCACTGACACCATTGTGTTTTCCGTTCGGGACGGGACCGAGCCTGATAGCACAGTGCTGCTTGCTAAAACCATTACCAACATTTCTGAGTCAGCGTTTAGCATTTTGCTTACCCCTGCCGATACAGCGCTTGATATCGGCACCTATTATTGGGATTTGTCGGTTACGCAGGCTAACGGAAAGCACGTTACTTTAAATTTCCCGGCTTTGTTTGTTGTGAAAGGGGTGGCTCATAATGATTGAAGTTAATGGCTCTACTCCTGAAATGATTGTACTTGGAGCTGATGCTAGCGCTGTATTAGCAGCTCTAAAAGCTGAAAAGTATGCTGCCGAGGCGCTGGTCAGCAAGAATGCTGCTGCCGCGAGTGCAGCTAATGCCAAAACTAGCGAGACCAACGCTAAGACCAGCGAAACCAATGCTGCCTCTTCAAAAGAAGCAGCTGCTGGTAGCGCTACAGCCGCGGAAGCCAGTAAGAATGCCGCGGCCTCCAGCGCCGCCAGCGCGAACCAGTCAGCCAGCAACGCCATCGCTGCTGCGTCATCCGCGGCAACCAATGCGACAAATGCCGCAAATAGCGCAGCTGCTGCTAAAACCGATGCTGGTACAGCTGTTGAAGCAAAGCAAGCGGCCGAACAATCTATGAATGCAGCCGTGGCCGCTGCATCAGACGCCAAGAAGTATGCAGAAGAGGCAACTGCAATTACCCAGTCACAGGGCACGTTATTTGTAGGCAGCGACAGACGACTTTATATTTCGGAGGTGGTTTAATTGGCCAATAGATTATTTTTAGAAGATTTGATTCAAGAGCAAAATGACATTCTACGAGCTTGGTCGTCAAAAGACTTGACTACAGATAATTTGAATGCACTGTGCGTCGCCATGATTGACGGCACTGCCGATGGCTACAAGCGAGCCATGAAGGCTTGGTTTGGCGCTAAAGGTGCTCAGGCCAAAGTGGACGCTGGCGAGGATTTGACCGCGCTGTGTGATGAATGGTATGCCATCACCCGCGTGCCTTGGGACGGCGGCGTGGAGTTCTACCAGCCTGATGTTACGGCCAGTGGTGTAGGTACTAAATACGGCGACAATGCTGGCATGGTTATGGAGCCCAGCACCGATACCACTGCTGGCCAAGATGATTACGCTGGCCATCCTCTCTTTGCCGTGGTGGACTGCAATGCTATTGTGGACCCAACCACCAAGGATGTAAAAATCACAGCTATTGAGGGCATCACTAATAATTTTGAGCGCTATAATCCAAGCGTCTTTGTTGGAGTGCTGCAACAAAACGGCTACACCTATACCGAGGATAGCGCTAAAACCTATAAGATTGGTTATACCTCCGAATACAAACAAGGCAAAACCGATATCTCTGCACCCTTCGGCGTGCGCTTCACCGATAACAAGTTCCGTCAGTGGACCATCCACACAAAATACATGGCCCATAAGACCAGCGACAATAAGCTGACCTGTTGCGCTGGCGTTGTGCCTACCGCAAGAGTATTTAGCCATAATACCCTTATGACCTACGCACGCAACATCGGCGCGGGCTATAGCGCTACATGCGCAAGCGACCTGGGCTTTATACAGTTCATGTACTTTTTAATGACTGGTGTACTCTATAGTGATGGCAAATTGACTGGCTGCTTTGGCTGGGATGTAAGATATCCTGCGTTAAAAGCTGAGACCGGTGCTAAGCGCGTACTGATTGCCGCGAATGTCACTAACTTACCTGTAGGCTGCACCATCTTGATTGGCCCACGTGGCAGCGGTAACACATACGACCGCTACGATGCGCAGGCTACCTTATCCGGCGGCGATGGCCGTAAAGTAACCAGCGTTGAGCAAGTAACGCTTGACGGCACTACCTACACTGCCATCTCTTTTGAGGGCGACGCTATCGACACTGTGGCAGCTGGCGCAGATGATGCAACTACCACTTACGTGCGCTCCTGGCACTGGACAACCGGTACTACTGACTGCGTGCTTGGCAATACCGGCGCGTACAAATCCTGCACAAGCGGCATCTACCCCATCAAAATCCAAGGCATTGAGCTGGCTAACGGCGCTTGGGAAACCCTGGGCGACAGCATTATGAAATACTATCAAGATAGCGAGGGCAACTACAAATTCCAGCGCTACACGGTAGCTGACGCCACCAAGCAAAGCACCGCAATCACTGCCGACTACAAAGCCTGCGGCGTCGAAGTCGACCAACCCGCAAGCTCTAGCTGGAACTACATCGTAAAGATGTTATTTGCACTTGGCATGTTCCAGCCCAGTATCATTACTGGCGGTGGTTCTTCTACCTATCACAAAGACGCCCATTATGTTTTGGCAGCTACTACGGGTGAGAGAGAAATCCTCTGCGTCGGCTTCCTTAACTTCAGCGTTGCGCATTGCGGGGTGTCCTGCTCGTACTGCGACGCCTCCTTGGGCTACACGCACTGGAACATCGGCGGGCGCCTTTCTTTCAACGGCTGCAGGGGGGAATTGGCGTAGCCAAGAGGGGACGCGAGTCCCCTTCTATCAATTAGCATAATCCATAATTTTATATAGGGATGTACTGCGCAGGCTGGTCCTTCTTGTTCTTCGCCTCTGCGTCGGCTACCTGAACAACAGCGTTGCGAATTGCGGGGTGTCCTGCTCGAACTGCAACAACTCCTTGGGCAACACGAACTGGAACATCGGCGGGCGCAATTCTGTGATAATTATTTTTTCTAGCGTAGTACATTCCTCGCTGCGGCGAAAATTCAACAGCACCACTGGGCTGGTAGGAAAACGAACGTCCAGAGTTCACAGAAAGGTTTATAACTTCCATGAAACGTGGAGCTAAGAATATAGATATCAAAAATCCAGAAACCATATTGCCGTGGGTAACAGAGTGCATATTTAGGCATCTCAAAAGACATGATTTTAGAAAGCTGCTGAGAAAGCATGGCATGAGCACGGCTCAATTTAAAGCTGCTCAAATTAAAAACAAGCGAGGCAAGGTAGTCGATTATGATAGAGAGGCGTTCACCCCTTATATCAAAATGATTGCCGAAGAAGCTGCCGAGCAGATTGCTAGGCGTGAGCTAATTATCGAGCCTATCAAGATAGCGCTCAGAGTGGACCCGTCCAGCGGCAAACTGCGCTACATCGGCGTTGAGTGCCCTATGCAGCAAATCTTTGATTACATAGTAGTGAAATCATCCATGGACATCCTGATGCGCTTCATTGTGCTGGAACAGGTCAGCTCAATTAAAAAGCGCGGACAGGATATGGGTGTTAGGCTCATTCGGTACTGGGTGAAAAACCATAAGCCAAAATTTCATGTTAAGGGCGATATAACAAAATGTTTTCCGTCCGCTGATTACCATCGCTTTCTTGAGCTATTCGGCAAGTATTGCGTAAATGATGATATTCTCTGGCTGTGGGCCTACATCTTTGAAACCCACAAGGCGGCCTATATGACCATTGAGAATTACAAAGGCGAATGTGGCATGATTGTAGGAGCGTTGCCTAGCTGTTGGGCAGTGCAATTTATGCTTAGCTGGGTATATCGCTTTGCCAAGGAACAACACTATGAAAGACGCGGACAACGTATCAAAATCTTTGAGGATGCTCTTTTCTTTATGGATGATATACTGCTGACCGGTAATAACAGGCGAAAAATGCAGCGCCATTTTGGCAAAGTAATAAAATTCGCCCGTGATTTTCTGGGCTTTGACATCAAACCTAATTGGCACATTAAAGAGCTGGAGCTAGAGCCCATCGATATGATGGGGTATGTGGTCCATGCCGATGGCCATATCACAATTAGAGCCAGAGTTTTTCTCAGAGCTCGCAGAAATGTTCTACGCTATAACGCAAGCGGCAGTTATAAATTAAAGCAGGCGCAGCGGGCCTGCTCATATAAGGGCTATTTTAAAAATTCCAATAGCTATCAGGTGCGACACAAATACAACGTGAACGAAGCCATGAGGGCAGCAGCGCATGTTGTTTCTGAGCATGATAGAAGGGATGGTGCTTAAAATTATGGAAAAAGTATTTTTTAACCAAGAACCCGAAAAAATTAAATACATGGCAAAGCCTAACGGCAAAGCCGATATCTGGCTCCGTGGCAATATTAAGCAAGAAACCATTGAGCAGGAAGGCCAAGAGCAGCAAATCTGGACTGCCTACGAGCGCTTTATTCCCGACTCCGAGCTGACATTGACCGAGGCCCAAGCTAATTACTTTAGCCTCTTCGTGGATGCCTCTAGCACGCAGGCGATGTTGACCAAGGCTGTGCAGGACTACATGGACGCTACCGTGCAGGCGCGTGGTTATGACGGCATCGCTACTGCTTGTACCTATGCCACCAGCACAGACGAAACCTTTGCGCACGAGGGCCAGTGTTGCGTGCATTGGAGGGACAAGGTGTGGCGTTACTGCTACAACGCGCTGGATGAAGTGCTTGCCGGCGAGCGTGAAATTCCGACGGCCGAGGAGCTTATCTCTGAGCTGCCTGAGTTGGTGTGGTAAAAAATGGACATGGCAAAAGTATTGGAGGAGCAAGCTCGCGTTATCCAGCAGCAAGCTGGCATTATTAGCGAGCAGGCAGAAACCATAAAACAGCAAACCGAGGCCCTTGAGCAGCTCGGCTTTGTATTGAAAGGAGGCGGGCAGAATGATGGCATTTGAAGTATTGGCAATGTAACCTAAAGCAAGTGGTAGGGACTTGCATGTACCTACCACTTCTTTCCAAATCGGAAAATGTTCCCGGCATCAATGTCGGGAACATAATTAAATCAGGAGGGCTGTATGTATGGACCCAGTGCTTGAAAAACTTATCGGCCAGCTTATCAATGCTCTAGCTGGCGCAATCATTACCTACCTAGTAACAGTGCTGCGCCAAAAAAAGCAGCAAATCGAGGAGCAGCGCAAGGAAAACGAGGCTTTAAAGGCTGGCGTCCAAGCTTTACTGCGCGACAGGATTATCCAAGCCTATAACCATTATCAGGACAAAGGCTGGATACCGATTTATGCTATGCAAAGTATAGAATCTTGCTATCGCTCCTATGAGGAGCTGGGAGAAAACGGGGTTATCGATAACCTTATGCGTCAGCTGCGAGAATTATCGAACCATGAGCCGGAGGAACAATCTGAATGAGAAAATTTCTAAATATGTTAAAAAAAGACGACGACACTATAAGCGTCGGTCGCTTTACTGCTGTGATGGCTTTTCTTTTGTGGTTTGGCCTAAGCCTATATTTAGCACTGAAAAACCAAGCCTGGGGCTCCTATGAAGTGTTCAGCCTGACCATGGTTGCGCTGGTGCTTGCACAGTTGGGAAACAAAGCTATCGAATGCAGGATGTTTAAGATTGCTGGAGGCGATAAGTAATGGATTTACGTCATCTACTAGCTAAAGAAATAGCCGATGGCATTATTGCCACCGGCGTTGAGGGCGGGTTTGACTCTGTAAGCTGCAGCACTGCCGGTAACTACCCGTCCATGGGCGTAAGCCAATGGGAGGGAGCACGCGGAGACAATCTGCTATCTTGGATTGATGCCGGTAGAAAATTCATGGGCCGAAGCTATAGCGACATTGTTAATGCTGGTGAGCTCTACGAGTTAAAGCATGTGCTGTCGTCCCCTCAAGGTCAGCACGCTCAGCGTGAAATATTGGCCTATGACTGCTTAGTATATGCTGATGCACTGATGCCCTTGATCGCAGACAGCAAGTGTGTCATCTATGCCGGTATCTGGTGCCCGACATCTACAAATGTGGTCAAGATATTCGTCCGGAACCGCCGTGACTGGGGGTATGATGTAAATAGCTTAGCCAATCTTCGTGATGTGTTCCGCGAGCAGTACTGGAAGGCTGCGGATGTTGGTGAGCAGTACCGCCAAGGCTATGCCAACCGCGCTGACCGCACCTATGATTATTTGGCTGACCATGATATTGATTGGAGTGTGCTGGATGTATGAGACTGATCAAAAGATGCTTTACCGTGTGTATGCTTGTTTCTGCCTTATTCTGCTTTGCTTTACCCTGTATGTCGGCTGCGCCAGTGGAGCAGGTACCAACGGGGTACAAGGTAGTGCGGACCGAGAAATTGGACGAATTGAAGAGCAACAACGACAAGCTGGTGCTGAAATTAGTAGAGCTGGAGCAGAAATTGAGTCTGCTGAAGACGCCATCGGACGAGCTGGTAGAGCAGTTAGCAATAGCCAGAAACGAGCTGCGTCTGTGCAAGCAGGAATTAAGGAATGCCAGGAACTCGCTCGTGAGTGCCAAGGCATTGCAAGAGCAAACGCAAAAATCATTGCAGAGCTTGGAAAAGATGATTGATGCCGAACGCCAAAGCAATGCAAAAACTCAAAATCGTCTGCGCCGTCAAAGGACGTTCTGGGCTATATGTGCCGGATTCTTTGCTGCTGTTTCAATTACAAAATAAATTAGGGAGCCAATTAAGGCTCCCTTGTTTTAATTAAAATGTCAACGAGCATATTAAATTATCGCGCAATTAAAAACCCTAATAGCAATCACGCCTCGGCCGACCCTTGTTGAGCTTCCCTCATTTTTGCCACCAAGGCTTTGACCGCTTTAAACTCCTCATCGGTGAGGTTGATGCCTCGAAACCTGGCGCCCTCCGGGAGACTAGCCTTGCGGCCAGCTCCGCTCCGGTAGCCTCCGTGCTGCTTCTTCTCTGCCACGGCCTACACCTCCCTTAACGAACAATCACGACCACGTACTGCTGCCCGTCGTTCTCGACAATTTCTAGATCAAGGCTGGCAGCAAGCTTTTTATCACTGCTCAATTCTTCGAAGCTCGGATAAAATTGGCCTTCTTCTTCGTCAATATACCAGCCTTCTTCCTTAACAAATGCGTCCCAGCGGTCCGCTTCTACTTCGAAGCTGCCGTTATCAATAGCACGCTTGATATCGCTAGCGGTACGGTTGGTTTTGCTTAACAGCGTTTCCAATAAGCTCTTCATTGTTTGCGCTCCTCTCGTTTTTGCTTTTTGGTTTTGGGCTCTCCCCTTACCTTGATTATATTTTACCATATCAAGACAAATCTGTCAACATGATTTTATAAAATTTTATCAAAATATCTCAGAATTTTAGCCATCGTCATATTCGATGGCTGCCTTCTCCCTTTGACCACATCCATATATGTATGGTTGCTAATGCCAATAGCCTCTATAGCCTGCTGGCGAGTATGGCAGTGCATGATGCGTGCCTTCTCGAGTTTCTGCGCCAATGTGTCCTCGGGCATATTATTGGCATCGGTAAGCACGGAACTGTCAATATCAAGCGCGTGGGAAATCGATGCTAGTGTGGCAAGCTTATACGCAGGTTGCCCAGATTCCAGTGCTGAGATGGTGGTAACACTTACGTCTGAGCGTTCAGCAAGGCCCTTGATGGTGTATCCTTTTGCCAAACGCAATCTTTTAATTTTATGCCAAAGTGGCTCGATTTGTCCCGATTTATATTCGCAAAGATGCCCTTGTGGGTTATTATCGGGAAAAATTCGAGAAACAGGGAATCTATACTTGATATCAACATCTATAGAAGGTATATCCCTGTTATCAGATTCTTGGGACGTTATCGTGATGCGATCGATAAGCTCTTGGATAATAGCGCGCTTGGCCTTAAAGTCTATGCCAGTGGCGATTTGCTGTCTAAGCTGCTGTAGTCGCTCATAAATGGTATTGATGCCATTGTCGCCGGAAAGCTGCTTATCCATAACAGCCTTGGCATCATCTATTTTGTCTGCCAACTGTTGACGCCTAGCATCAATATCAGCCAGCTGTGACGCTAGATCATCATCACTGATAATACCTTTGACAGCTAGGGATATAGCTGACTGGCGTTCTTTGTCCAGCGTGGCCATGGAGGCTGTCATTGCATCCAGCTCACATTGAGCAGCTTCGGCGTCAAATACAGCTTTGCTGTCGACAATAACCTTGCCGGGCGACATGATGTACTGCATGCAGTCTGCCCATACAATATCCTCAAGCCAGTCTGCTTTTACGTTAGTAGCATGGCAGCGGAGATGGGCGGTGGCTTTTGGACGCGCCTTGGTCTTACCGGAGCACGCATAATAGGTGGTAGGTTTGCCATGGCTGCGCTTGCTGATACCGGTGGTGATACCACAATAGGACGAACCGCATAGGCCACATTTTATAAGGCCACGCAGGAGATATTCGTGCTGCTTAACAAGAGTAGGCTGCATAAAATTTAGTTTAAGTTGAACTTGCGCATTGTCCCATAACTGCTTATCCACGATGGCAGGGACAGCCTGCTCGATGTGCTCAGCCTTAGGGCTTTCGGAAAGCTTGCCATGGATGCGATACCCATAATATACAGTGTTATGCAGGATGCTTAACACCTTAGACTGATACCAGTATCCTGAACATTTTCTAGATGTGTTATGTAGCTTATATTTGGACGGGACGCCAAGGTCATTGAGATGGTTAGCAATGGATATTGTGCTCTGTCCTTTGGCCGCCAGCTCGAATATCATGCGGATAACATCGGCAGGAGAATAGGGCAGACCATCAATAGGCTGTTCATCCAGCTCTAGATAGCCACCCACCACCTTATAACCGTATGGAGGTAGGCCACTCAGCCACTTGCCCAGGCGTGCATGTCTCAATGCGCCCTGGTACATCCTGTCGAGGATGGTTTCTCTGTCCAGCTCGGCAACGGTAGCGAAAATATTTAGGCCAAACCTGCCAGCAGGAGTGGTAGTATCGAACTGCTCAGTCATTGATTTAATGCTGATGCCAAGCTGTTCCAGCTGGCCGACGGCATCAAGTATCACTTTAAGGCTGCGGCCAAGGCGGTCCAGTTTGTAGAACACAACAGTATCAAAGCATTTGTTAGCTGCATCGCGCAGCAATCGCTGGCCGGCTGGACGTTTATGTATCGGCATTGTGCCGGTGACACCATCATCCATATAATAATCATATATGGACAGGCTATGGAGCTTGCAGTATTGCTCAGCAAACTGTTTCTGGTTGTCAATGGTGCCACGCTCTGCCTGCTCGTCACTTGATACACGGCAATATATCGCTATCATGGTATGCCTCCTAAAATGTTAAAAACTACGTATTTTGGAAAAGACGTTATCGTAAAAACCAAAATATGGGGTTTTTGGAAATTACATTTTATTTTATTATCCTAAAGCCTCTTCTTTTTCCTCGGCTTTCTTTTGTTGTTTAGCTAATTTCATTTCAATGTAGTCCATTACATCCTCTTTGTAGATCGGAAGAGCACACGTCTGAACTCCAGTC